GGTACGAGGCCGGGCAGATCAGCCACGTCGGCACCTTCCCAGCGCTGGAAGACCAACTCTGCAAGATCACCCCGGCCGGCTACGACGGCGACGGCAGCCCCGACCGCGCCGATGCTCTGGTGTGGGCCATGACCGAGTTGTTCCCCACCATGGGCGAGGGCAACGTGTTCCGCGCGCCGGAACCGGACTTCGTCTACGAGGCGGACGACGTGGGCAAGATCCCGGCGTATTGGCCCCGGGCGTTCGTGCTGGATGTCGGCCCCGACAAGATCGCCGCGCTGTGGAGCGCCTTGGACCCGGCCGACGACACCCTTTATCTCTACGCCACCGACGTTCGCTCCGCCGCCGATCTGGCAACCCAGGCCGCAGCGATCAAGCTGCGTGGCGAGTGGATACCCGGCGTGTTCAATCCGACCGGCAGCCGGCGCACCGAGGACGTGGGGCGACAGGTGCTGTCGAACTACCTAAGCCAGGGCGTGAAGCTGAACCCGCTGCCCGATCCATTCGAGGCCGGCACGGCGCAGATCGCCAACCGCCTCGCGACCGGCCGCCTGAAGGTGTGCCGCCAGACCTGCGGGAACTGGCTGCGGGAGTACCGGACATATCACAAGGGCGAAGACGGCAAGCCGGTAGATGACGATCACCCACTGATGCGGGCAACTCGAATGCTGGTCACTGGCGGCCTCATGGTCGCGTCGGTCGAGAAAACGATGACCCGCACGGTGCAGCGCGGCGCCCGCAAGCGCGTCGGTTACTGAGGAGATGGACCATGGCCCTGATCGAAGCTGAAGCCAGCGACTACCAGGTGCTCGCCGTCCACGGCAATGAGCAGGACCAGGACGACGCCCTTGCCGAGCGGCTGCGCGGGTTCGTCGGCAAACATGAGGCGGAGGTCAACCGCCGGATCGGGCTCAAGCGCCCGTGGGAACAGGAGCGCCTGCAGGATCTCCGGCAGTACCACGGCAAGTACGAGTCCGACATCCTGAGCGAGCTCGCCAAGCGCGAGGGCAGCGAACTGTACCTCAACGTCACCCGGTCGAAGACCAACACCGCGGCGGCGAAGCTCTCTGACATGCTGTTCCCGACCGACGACCGGAATTGGGGCATTGAGCCGACGCCCGTTCCCGATCTGGTCCGGCGCCTCGAGGAGGTCGACGCCATGGGCCAGCAGGTCGAGGACCAGGCGAACATGCTCCTGGAGTCCGGCCAGCAGGAAGAGGCCGAGGCGATGATCGCCCAGGCGCAGCCGGTGCTCGACGAGGCCGCCCGCGCCCGCGCTGTGATCCAGAAGGCCGACCGGGCCGCCGAGGGAATGCAGGAAGAGATCCACGATCAACTCGTGGAATGCGAATACAACCACCAGGCCCGCCGGGTGATTGAGGACGCCTGCAAGCTCGGGACCGGCATCATCAAGGGTCCGGTCAAGCAGATGAAGCCCGCCATGAAGTGGCAGGAGGTGCTTGGCCCGGGCGGCATCCCCTTCACGGTGATGGAGCCGCAGGAGGACATGATGCGGGGCGCGGCGTACTACGTCGACCCGTGGCACTTCTTCCCCGATCCGGACATCCCCGACATCAAGGACGGAGACGGCACCTATGAGCGGCACCTGTACAAGGAGCGGCACCTGCGAAAGCTGGCGCAGCTTCCCGGCTTTGACCGCAAGGCGATCCGCCGGCTGATCAAGCGCGGGCCGCGCGAGAGCTCCCCATACTTCGTCAACGATCTCCGCACGATCACGGGCAACCACCAGGACGGATCGTCCGATACCTTCCACGTCTTCGAGTACTACGGTGTGCTCACGGCAGAAGACATGATGGAGATCGCCCGTGCGATCGGCCGGCAGGACATGGCGAGCGACTACGAGGACGTCGATCCGCTTGCCGAGGTCCACGTCTGCGTCTGGTTCTGCGATGGCGAGGTGATCAAGTTCGGAGAACAGGCCCTCGACTCCGGCGAATGCATCTACTCGACGTTCTGCTGGCAGCGCGACGACGGCAGCGTGTGGGGCTATGGCGTTCCCTACCAGATGCGCGACATCCAGGCCGCGATCTGCGCGTTCTGGCGTGCGATCCTGGACAACGCCGGCCTGTCCACCGTCCCGCAGGTCGTGATCGACAAGACCGGCATCGAGCCGGAAGACGGGTCGTGGAACATCGAGGCCGGCAAGATATGGCTCAAGACCCGCGTGACCACGCAGGGCGAGCGCCTGTTCGAGGTCCATGGCCTGCCGTCCAATCTCGGCGACCTGATGGCAATGGTGAACGCCGCCATGCAGTTCGTGGACGACGAGACCGGCATCTCCATGCTTGCCGAGGGTCAGCAGAACAGCCAGGTCACGAAGACGGCCCAGGGCATGTCGATCCTGATGAACTCGACCAATGTGGTGTTCCGCCGCGTGGTGAAGGACTTCGACGACTACCTGACCACGCCGCTGATCCGCCGGTTCTATGACTGGACGATGCAGTGGAGCCAGGACCAGTCGATCAAGGGCGACATGAAGGTCGTGGCCCGCGGATCGTCCGTGCTTCTGGTGCAGGAGATCCAGGCGCAGAACATGATCGGGCTGTTCCAGCTTGCCCTAAGCGACCCCGAGATCAGAGCAATGACCCGCCTGCCCGAAGCGTACCGCCGCGTGGTCGCCGCCGGGAAGGTGCCGGCCGACGATTGGGTGCTGACCGACGACGAGATCGAGGAGTGGCGCCGCGCTCAGGCTCAGCAGCCGCAACAGCCGGACCCGGACATGCTGAAGCTTGAGGTTCAGCGCGAGATTGCGGTCATGGATCGCCAGACCAAGATCGAGCTCGCCAACATCGAGCGTGACACCAAGATGATGCAGCTTGCCGAGACGCTGAACATGAAGGAAGAGGAACTACGGGCGCTTCTCAGCCGGGAGGCCATGAAGATCGGCCACCAGGAGCGATCGCTTGCGGCTGAAATGGCGATGGCCGAGGCGACGGGCAAATCCTCCGGCGGGGCGGTCTGATGTCCGGCCGCCTGCCCCCGGAGTTGCAGCGGTTCCTCAACAAGCGAGGATCCGACGCGGACCCGGCCACGACATCGAAAGCCGTTGGCCTGGCTGTCGATATCCACTCGGCAACGTGGGCGGCGCTGGAGCCGTACCTGATCACCAAGGCGGAGGGCGCGATCGAGCGCCTGAAGTCTCACGGCATGAGCCCGGAAGCCACCGAGTTCGAGCGGGGCTATCTCGCCGCCATGGAGTCGATCATCAAATTGCCCTATGACGCTCGGAATATCCGATAGCTTTTTTCTATTGCGAAAGACTGCGAGAGCAACCAGCGTCCCCCTAGTTCAAAACTGAACGGGTTGTCGGATGTCAGAGCAGCAGCAGACCGGCGAGCAGGAGCAAGGCCCACCCGACGCCGCGGCCATTGAGGCAGCGGAGAACGCCGCGTGGGAGCGACTGCAGGCCGAACGCGACGGCAAGGACACCAGCGAGGGCCAGGACCGCGATGACGGCACTGGCGGGCTGGACGACGACCAGGACGAAGACAATTCGGCGGACGACACTGACGGAGATCGAGGCCCAGCCGCGGGCCAGCAGACGGGGGCCGGCCAGCCCTCCGATGCCGGCGATGGCGGAGCAACTGGCGGTTCGGACCAGGACGGACAGGACGCCGACCCGTGGGCCAACGCCCCGGAACAGCTACGCGCTGAATACGAGACGCTGAAGAAGCAGAGGGCCGGCCAGGACGCGAAGATCGCGCGCATGGCGGCAGCCCTTGATCGTGCGAAACAGCAGACCCGAACCTCCCCGCGACAGGCGGGTAACGGTGGCGCGGGAGCGGACGGACGGCCGAAGGGCTTCACATCGGAGCAGTGGACGAAGTTCAAGGACGACTTCCCGGAAGTCGCCGACGCCTTCCAGGCAGAACTGTCCGCCCGTGACGCAGAGCTTGAAGAACTGCGTGGCACGGTCGGCGGCCTGAGCGAGGTAGAGGCGAGCCGGCAGGCGGAAGCGAACTACGCCGCTCTCAAGGGCGAACACGAGGATCTTGACGACGTCGTGAACTCGCCTGACTGGCACCAGTGGGTCGCGGATCAGCCGGATGATATCCGGGCGATCGTGGACAAGAACCGCGACGCGATCGTTGACCCTGTCGGCGCCAGCAAAGTCCTCAAGCTCTTCAAGTACGAACAGCGCGCAGGTGGGGCCGGAGCAGTGCCCGGAGCCGCCCAGACCCAAACCCGGCAGGCCGCCGGCGGAGGCAAGGGCACCGGTGAAAACCTCACCAGCAAGCGCCAACGCCAGAGAGAGACGGCGGCCCCAGGCCCGCGCTCCGGCGCCGGTCGCGTGGTCGATACCACGCCCGGCCCGAACGCGAGTGAAGAGGAAGCCTTCGAGCATTACGCCCGGCAGTACGATCAGCGTCGCCGCGCGACTGGCTGAACGCTCGCTGGGATCCATGAGGATCCTGAGCAATGTCTGTTACGACCTATGATTCGGGCGGCAGCAACACGCCGCTGACGAATATGTACGCGGTCACCAAGCTTCTCGAATACGCCCAGCCCG